CATTTTACTATAATATAATAATTAGAACCATGTCCAAAATTTTCAATTGGAAAAAAATATTCTTTATCAATTTCTAAATTATCTTTTATTTTAGAAAATTTTTTAATATTATATTTTGTTATTTTAACTTTAACAGTTTCACTTAGTATCATATTTTATATATTAAAAAAAAAAGACTATTATTTTAATAGTCTTTTTTTTATTTTTTTATTTTTTCTTATTCGATATCAAAGAAATCATCTGCTTCTTGTGGTTCAGAATTAAAATTATTTACGTCTGATGTTACAGTAGTGTCACTAACTGTATTATTAGCTATTTGTGATGCCTTATATTCAATATTACCACTTAAAATAGCAAGAACATTATTTACCTTTTCAGTAATTTTTTCATCCCATTTATTTGCTTCGTGATCTTTTAAATTAACTGTTTTTTCAGATAAAAATGATTTAATTTTATTATAAACACCTGTTGTTTTTTTATCATCACCATCAAATCCAATTGAACCATCTGCTTTAATTGGCGCAGGCATAAATTTTTCAGTTTTCTCATTATATAATTTTATTGGAGATTCTGGTTTAAATGCTGATGCATCATAATTTTGATATCCAGCTTTTTCTTTAATGATTAATTTGAAATCTTTTCCCTTTGCTAAATCAAAGACATTGGTTGGAACACCTGATACTTCACCTTGACGTTCAGAATTAATTTTTTCTTTAATAGTGTAACCATAAGGATAAACTAAAATTTTTCCAACTAATTCTGGATGTTGCTCATCTTCAATAACTTGAATATAAGAATAATACTTTGTTGTTCTTGATAATTGTTCTGCTTTTGCATTATCTGCTGCATTTGCTGAATTCTTTAATTTCCAATATTCTGTACATAATGGACAATCTGATTCATGATTTTTTTTACAATCATAATAACCTGTTAGACCTGGTTCATTATTCATTTTAACGTAATGTACGTGTTTTTCGATTGCTGATGGACCAATTTTACCTGATTCTAATAGATTTGGTAAAAATCTAATTAATGCATGATATCCATGTTTTTTATCTTTTGCATCTTTCAATAATGGTCTATAAATACCATCTGTTGTTGTAGTTTTTTTGTCAAATACTGACATTGACTCATCATCTGCTTGAATACCCCCGAATAGGAAGTCGTTTGCTGTGTTTTCACTCATAATTCATATAAGTTTTTTTTATATGAAGTATAAAAAATTGTTGAATTTCGTTAAATACTAATTGCCTTAAATGCCTTAAATTCTTTTTAAATCTTTTAAATCTTCACAATGTTTTTTTATGGAAAACTAACCATTAATCATTATAAATACTTTTCAAAAAAAGTTGTTAATTCATTTTTAATATTTTCATTATATTTAATTCTTAATAAATTTATATTATTTTCATTACAGTATATATTTTTTATTTGATCATGTTTTTGTTGAATTTTTAAATTTTTTTCTCCACCAAAATAATCAACTGCTTCAAAATGTTGTCTACCATCATATTCTATACATAAATTATAATCTAGTAAGTAAAAATCAAATGGTAAAACTAATTTATCTTTACAATCTTTAAATTTATATTGTTGTTTAAATGAAATATTTTTTTCTATTAAAATTTTTCTAATTTCTAATTCACCTTTACTATTTTTACAAATTGGACAACCATGCCCATTTAAATGATTTTTTAATGTTTGTTTAAATTCACCATGAATAGGACATATTATACTAACTAAATCTATTAAATTTTTATAATTTATTTTTGAATAATTATATTTGTTTTGATGAATTTTATTTGCTTTTTCTATTATTAAATCTTTATCAAGTCTTAATTTTTTTTGTAAAGATAATATTGCACATTTTGAACAACCATTTCCATTTAAATGTGAGTCAGGTCTTTGTTCAAATTGACCATGAATAGGACATATTATTTTTTCTTTAATTTTATTGTTCTTATATTCTATTAAAGAATAATCATATTTATTATTATGAACTTTATTTGCTTTTTCTATAAACTTATATTTTAAAATATTTTTATCATGTATTAATGCACATTTAAAACAACCAGAATCAGATAAATGTATATTTGGTGTTTGTTCAAATATTCCATGGTCTAAACATATTATTTTTATTTTAGTTTTAGAATTTATATATTCAACTAATGAATAATCATATTTATTATCATGGATTTTTTTTGATTTTTCTATAAACATTTCAGTTGTCCATTTTCTTTTATTTTTAGCACATTCAGGACATCCCGAACCATTTAATAAATGATCAGGTCTTTTGAAAAAAGACCCATGTTCTGAACAAATAATTTCTATTTTAGTTTTATTATTGATATAATTAATTTTTGAAAGATCATATTCATAATTAAAAATTTTATTAATTTCATTTTTTAATTTACTTAATGTTTTTCTTTTCATCAATATTATCTATATTTTTCAGATTTTTTTGTTCATAATCTGAATCTTCCATTATTTTTGATTTTATCATATTATTTAATGCAGAAGACATTATTTTTGGTGATATATCTTGAATTTCTATTAAATTAATATTTAAAATATATTTTTCAATATCTAAACAAAAATCATTATAATTATTATATTTTGAATTAATATTTAAATCAGATAATGTTTCGTTAATATTATCCATAAATTCTTTTAATGTATCATAATCATCAACAAATTGTTGTTCTAATTTTATTTTTATATCATTTAAGTTCATTCAAATTTTCAATTTCAATTATATATCTTTTTTGAATAGGTTCAAATTAATATATAGATAAAAATAATTAAAAATAAATGACAACATTAAGATATGATAATTTAGGAAGTGTAAATGCTGTAAAAATATTACCTAAAATTGATTCATATAATGGTTTCATCCAATTATATACAGAAATTGACTCACATATTGAAGAAGGTGATAATGTTTATTTAACATTCATTGGTGATATAGATGATTCATTAAATCTAGATAATTCTATCTATATAAATCAAGTAGCAGATGGTTTTTATTCAGAATTTGCAACTGGATATAATGTTATTTATGTAAATAAAAATATAAATTCTTTTGTGATTGAAAGAAAAATATTTTCTATACCACAAGGAATAAAACCATATAACTATTATGTTTCTAAAATATCTGCAAGTAATTTAAAAATAGAAAATATGCAAATAGATTCTTCTATAATACTTACTAAAGATAGTGTTATCACTTCTTGTCAATGGATACAAGGCGTAGTGATTGATGGTGATATAATAAATACTGTTTTAAATAATAAATATGATTCTAATTATATTTCATTAAATTTATATTATAATGAACTAGATGAAACATATTCAAAAGTCAATACATTAAATAATAATTTATATGGTTATTCTTATTTTATTGATTTAAATAATTCTATTACTGATAGTGAAATAAATAATGGATGGTTTTTTAATTCTAGAATTACATCGTCTAATACAAAAAACATAAATAATGGATTTTTTGAAAATTGTAATATTGAAAATTCAAAAATATCAAATGGTCATTATAAGAATACATATATTGATGATAATTCAACATGGTTTTATGGAAAATGGGAAAACACACAACAACCATTTACATTAGAAACTTGGAATAATGGTATATTTTTAATTGGAATATTTGGTGAAGTTGATAATAATAATGAAAGTGTAAGTAATGCTGTTTGGAAGAATGGTTATTTTATTAATGGTGAATTTAAAGGAAGATTATGGGAGAATGGTAAATTTCAAGGTGGAACATTTTGGGGTATTACTTGGGATTCTGGCTCTGGTTCTGAATTACATAAAAAAACATCATTGTTTGCTGGTGGTAATTTTAATGGTGGAGAGATAAAACCAATTAATAGTTTATCTCCTATTGTACACGATATAACAGTTAATGGTGGTAAAATATTTAATTCTGTATTATCTAATATTAATTTCGTAAATGGTGAAATAATTGATTCAAATATCAGATTTTCTACTTTAAAAGGTGGAAAAATTTCAAACACAAATATAATATTATCAGATTTAAATGGTTCTGAAATAAATAATTCTGAATTAGCTGAAACAAATATAAATGATGGTAAAATAAATGATTCAACTTTTTATCACAAAAATATAATTAATTCTGGTAATATAAAAAATAGTTCAATTGCTAATGATATTATTATTTATAATGGTGATTTTGAAAATAATATATTTAAAATTATTAATAAGAGTGGTTTAAGTGGTTTCATATCACAAAAATATCTATTAGAAACTTCAGGATCTTTTGACATAATTAAAAAAATATATGTTGAATTCACAAATGGTCATTCATTTAGACCTGGTGATAATTTAGTTTTAAATGGATTTGATATAGTTGAATTAAATAATCAAACATTAACAATACCAGATTATCATCTTTATAAAGATCCAACAAAAATAACATCAAGTGGTGATTATGAATATTTTAATTCTACTGGTGAAACATATGTTATTTTAGAAGGTGTTTGGAAAAATCATTATCAAGGAATAAAAGGTTATTTATCAGGTAGTTCTCATTCAACAGAAAATAATGATAAAATAATTATTGAAAATGGTGAATTTCTTTTAGATGATTTTGATAATGTTATTGTAAATAATGGTAATTTTGTAAAAACAAATATGCATAATGGTACAGTTTTTAATAATGGAGATTTTAGAGGTGGTTATTTTTCTTCAATACTCAATCTTGAAAATGAAAACATTTGGAATAATGGTAATTTCTATAATGGTAAATTTGGTGCAAGAACAACATCTGGTTCAACTGGAGCATTTATGAGTGTATCTGATACAAAAATGGAAACTTTTGAAGATACTATAATTGAAAATTTTAATATAAAAATTGATAATATTTATATTGCTCAACTTTCTAATGAGCCTATTTCATCGGGTGAATTATGCTTTACACCAACTCTTTTTTGGCATTTAGCACCATTTGAAGAATCAGATATCATGGATTCAATTCCATGGTCTGCAACAACAACATTATCTTCAACTAATAAATTTTCACCTTATCAATTAATTGTTAAAATTGATTGTTCTGATTCTGAAAATAAAAGAGTTTTTAAATATAGATTAGATAATTTAATAGGTGGTCTAAATGTAAATATTGTTGATTTAGAATTTCAAGAAGAAAATCCTATAAATTCTGCTTATACAAATATTTATAGTACATTTAATGATTTATATAGTGATGGTTCAAATGATTCTGATTATATGATGGAATCATACCAATACGTAGATTATTATATAAAAAATAGTATTGATAATTATATTTATTTATTATTTGAATCTGAACATGTAAAAAATTTATATAATGATGCAAATACACAAGAAAAATCTGCATTTGATGAAAATCCTAAAAATATATGGTCTATAACAAATTCGGGTTATTATACTAATCCATTACCTGTTCTTGATAATGGAATACGAGGTGGAACAGATAATATTGATCAAATTGATTATTTTAAAATAAAAGAAAATACAAATTTACCTTATTTAGATAATGAATGGATTTGTGGATCAAATGTACCACCCTGGTGGTTTAATAATATTCATAGTGGTAATGCCGCAGCACACACAAGAAAAAATCAATATTCTGTTAATTGGAAACACAATCCTATATCAATAAATAATTTATCATATATTAATACAAATAATAATGCTGAAATATTTGTTAGTGGTGGTTCTTCACCAGAATATACACAATCAACGATGGCAGATGATGTTAATAATCATCACTCTTCATTTCATAATTTATTGAATATGAATTTACAGATTCCATTTATGAATAGATTTAAAACATGGGTTAAATATCATTTTTTACATAAATTTAGTATTGGCGAAAAACATTATACAAATCTATATGAACCATTAAGTGATTTAAATGTTATGTCTTGGTCAGGATGGACAAATATTAGTGGAACAACACCTTATAAATATACTAACACAAGTAATCAACAATTATATACTAATATTTATTCAATATCACCAAATGATTATTATGTTCAATATAAAATTGAGTTCATCGGTAAAATTTCATTTAATTTGAAAGTAGATTTAAATGATACTAATCCTGTGGATTACATGGAATTTTTTGAATCATCAGCATTAACAACAGTATATGTAAAAACATTATTGAAAAATGAACATAATTATATTTCAATTTTAAACTCATTATCTAGTGGTTCAAAAATTTATAAAATTGAATACTCAAGAAAATATACATTAGCTGAAATAGAGAATATATGTCCTGAATGTGTTGTATCAAATACTGGATTATCTTGGTATGGTGTACCAACAGAAACACAAAACGTTATTTATGCTGATGATAAAATGATTGAAGAAAATGATAGTATTTATCATTTAAATGAATATGATACTAATATGTTTGAATCATATTGGCGATATCGTAGGGGACAAACAGATTCATTCTTTAATGGTTTTAATTATGAACCAATTATAGATATTTATTATAATAATAATTTAACATCTGAACCACCTGCTGGTGGTAGTGGTGGTAGTGGTGGTGGTGTCCAAGCATACACACCAACTTCATCTTTTGATTGGTATAGAGGAAAAGAATTTATGACCGAAGAAAAAGAAAATTTTGAATTATGGAATAGTAAAATATCAACAACATCAAGATTTTTTAATAGAAAAGCAGGTATTCAACTTAAAGCAGATAATACAAATGTTTCATATAATAACTACAGAGATAAATTCAATGGTGGTGTTTTTTATAGTGGTGAATTTCAAGGTGTTTGGGAAGGTGGTAATTGGGTTTCTGGATATTTTCATGGCTGGAATAATTTAGTTGTGCCAACTGGTTCAACAAGTTTAAATGCACCATATGAAACAAATCCTAATATTATATTAAAACCTATTACAATTCATAAAGATAATAATTTATTGATTCATAATAAGAAATATTATGAAGTAGCACCTTGGGATAAAAGTAATGATAATATAAGATTGAATAATATGAGAAAATTATAACAAAATACCAATTAATAATCCTACTAATAAACCTGAACCACCGGCTATTATTATTTCATTTCTTGTTTTTTTAAGTTGTTGTTTATACACATTCTCAATTTCTTCCAATTCTTGATTTTTACTATTACATAAAGTATCTTTAATTGCAATTTTTTCTACATCAATAACATGCATTGAATCTAAAATAGAAATTTTTTCTTCATATAATGAAACAATATAATCAAAATCTGTTTTCTTTTGATTATATTTATTAATATAAAAATCTCTTTGTAAAAAAGAATTATAGATATATTGTGCTTGTTCTGTATTAAAACAATAATAAATTGTATTATATTTTTTTATAACAATTGGTTTTATTGTTTCTATATAATTATTTGTTGAATCTATAGGCATTTGGATCGTATCCTGCGAATATGTTACTGATACTATCAGGAGAAAGACCATAAAAATGACTAAGTGAAGGTTTTTCATTATCATGTTGATTATTTTTTAAAGAATCTATATTTTCACTAAGTTTCTTATTTTTTAGTTCTAAATTAGTATATTTTAAATCTAAACTTTTTATTCTATTATTTAAACTATCTTCAATCAATTCATATTTATTTTTAATTTTATTTATATTATTTTTATATGATATATTATCAGAATAATATAAATATCCAATGATCAATAATGCTATTATGAGGATTATATTTATAATATAGTTAGATTTTACATTAATTTTAATATTCTTATCCATAATTTATTTATATTTTTTTCTTATATACAAAAAATGACTTTTTGTTATTAATATATATAGTAAAAATAATAAATCACAATTATGAAAAATATGAAAAATTTAAAAGAATTTAAAACTACTAATAAAAGTGGTGAAAGAATTAATGAAGATGTAATGATAATGGGTAATGATTTTATTGTTAGACCAGCAATCACAATTCCAGGTTCTTTGGTTTCACAATATATGAAAAAAGTCAAAGATGAAAATGGAACGAAACTTGAAGACAAATTTGGTAAAAATCAAATTGCTGAAATGTTAGTTAATTATCTAGCTACTAATTTTATGAATATTGAAAATTTTCCAACATCTATAACTGAAGGTACAGCTGCAACACAAGTTCAACCAGTTCAAACTCAAGTTCAACCTCAAGGTCAAATGCAACCTCAAACTCAATTACAAGATGATGATGCACAAAATATTCAAGCTCAAGCAACAGCACAAGATATTCAAAGTCAAGAAGGTCAAGGACAAATTCAAGGACAAGGACAAGATATTCAAGGACAACCTCAATCTATTCAAGGACAAGGACAAGGACAAGATATTCAAGGAACACAAACACAAGCAATATAAAAAATGGGATTAAAGAAATATACAGAATATATTGGTGAAAACAAAAATATGAAATCTTCTACACCAGAAGAAAGAATACCAAAAGTTCAAGAACCAAAAGAACCAAAAGAAAATGAGAAAATTTCTGTAAAGAAACCATCTCAACAGAATCAATTGTTTTTACAGGTAAAGTAGTGTCTTTTATTGGACCAGTTAAACCAAGTTCTACTATTTCACTTTTAGAATCAAAAAATATTTCAAAATCTAAATTACATTTTATTATAACAGAACAAGAAGATTCTATTGTTATTTTAAAATATAATCTTGAAACTGAAATGAAATTGAAAAAATTCACTGAATCATTTATAAAATATCATCAAGATAAATTAAATATTTTTAATGATATTATAATTGAAGGATTATTAATAGAAAATATAATTAAATTATTAAAATAAATCTCTGTTCGAGAAAATTAGAGTAGAAAAAGTCATATATTAAAATATGACTTTTTTTTATTAATATATATTTAAATAAATTATGAAAAAATATAAAACATATGTAGATGAATTAATTACTGAAAAAAAATATTTTATTTATAGTAGAATTTTTAGAATTAAAGATTTATTTGATAAAATTTATTATACTAAAAATGAAATAAATGATTGGATGAAACTATATGATTTTGATTTAATGGCATTTGGTATATTTGTTTCATTAACACATCATAATTCAGAAAATATTTTAGATATGAGAATTTCATCACGAGATATAAAAAATAAAACATTTTTTGATGATAATTCTTTAAATAAAGATGGTCATTTTATTTTAGATTCTAAAATAACAATTAATAACGAAGATGTTTATTTATATGTTTTTAGAAAAGGTTCTAATGATACTAATCGTGCTAGACAAATACATGGTTTTAAATATGAAGCTGAAATTATAAGATTAAATAAATTAGAAAAAATGTCAAAATATACTGATAAATGGGATGCAAAAGGATCAATAGATGAAAATTTTTTCAAGAAAAGAATTAAAGAGAATAAAAAAATAACATTCTATGATGGTCACAAAGAAAAAGAAATAACTTGGGATCAACTTGATGATAAATATAAAAAATATTATAATTGGAATATAAAATGTATTGGTGAAAAAAATAGTATTGATATGGCTGATTATAGACGAATAAGTGGTTTATCAAAAGATTTTAAATATAAAAATTCAATTTATGATGAATTTATTTTAAATGTTTGTTTTCATGAAAACAAAATCCCAAAAACAGAATATATTATATTCATTGATATTAATACATGGAAAAGTTATTTACCAGATTTACAAATTTCAGATATTATTGATATGTTTACAACTTTGAAAAAACATAAATTAGTTTCAGATAGAACAAAAGAATCAGAAGAAGCATGGTATAATTATAGAAAAAAATATTTTTTTGATTCAATTATAAAATTGAGATTTAAAAGAAATCATTCTCAATTACGAATACAATCAAGTATTTCAAATAAAAATTTTAAAGAAAAAATACTCAAAGAAAATAAATTCATAAAAATAGCATAGATGAAACGAATATTAAAATCAGAATTAGATAAATTTTATACAAAAAAAAATGTTGCTTTAAAATTAATTAATTTAGTTAATATCAAAGCATTTGATATTATTATTGAACCATCGTGTGGTTCTGGTGCATTTTATAATCAAATAAATAATAATAAAATTGGTATTGATATTGAACCTGAAATAGATAATGTTATTACTCATGATTTTTTAACGTTAGATATAAATGACTTACATTTACAAAATAAAAAAATTGCATGTATTGGTAATCCTCCTTTTGGTAAACAAGGATCATTGGCATTAAAATTTATCAAAAAAAGTTGCGATTTCTCTTCACAAATAGCTTTTATATTACCGCTTTCTTTCATGAAGGATTCAATGAAAAATAAAATACCCGATTATTTTCATTTATTACATGAAGAAATTTTAAATGAAAATTCATTTGAATTGAATGGTGAAGATTATCCAGTTAAATGTTGTTTTCAAATATGGGAAAAGAGAGATTATAAAAGAAAGAAAATTAAGAAAATTGAACCATTAACATTTAAATATACAAAAAATAAAGATAATGCAGATTTAGCTGTAAGAAGAGTTGGTGTTTATGCTGGTAAATGTTTTGAAGATTGTAATAAATCTGAACAATCTCATTATTTTATTATATTAAACGACAAATCAAAAAAGAATTTATTTTTAAAAACTTTAGATGAAACCAAATGGTTAGATTTAACTGTTGGTCCAAGATCAATCTCAAAATCAGAATTAAATAAAATTCTAAATTCTTTATGAAAACATATATTTTTTTTTATATATAGATTATAATGAAAAAATTATCAACAAACGATTTTATAGAAAAAGCTGAAAAAATTCATGGGTCAAAATATGATTATTCTTTAGTAGAATATATTAATAGTAAAACTAAAGTGAAAATTATTTGCCCTGAACATGGTGAATTTGAACAAACACCAAATAATCATTATAATCATGGTTGTAGTATATGTTCAGCTAAAATGGAAAAATATAATCAAAAATCAACTAATAAATTTATAATAGATGCTAAAAAAATTCATGGTTCAAAATATGATTATTCTTTAGTCGATTATATTAATGCTCATAAAAAAGTAAAAATTATTTGCACTGTACATGGTGTTTTTGAACAAAAACCTAATAATCATTTGAATGGTCAAAACTGTCATTTGTGTTATGATACAAAATTAGGATTAAAAAAATTTATTGAAAAATCTAAAAAAATACATAATAATAAATACGATTATTTGTTGATTTTAAACTATAATAGTAATACAGATAAAGTGAAAATTATTTGTCCTATTCATGGAGTTTTTAATCAAAAAATATCATCACATCTTTCTGGTCATGGTTGTCAAAAATGTGCATATGTAAGAAATACATATGATATAAATAAGTTTAATGATTATAAAAAACAAATTAGAAATAAAACTAAAACAATTAAAAATAAATTGTTAGAAAATTGGGATGGTTATGATTATTATGATGGTGAGTATATTAAAAATAATTATAATTTAACACCAAATAATCCTAATTATCCAAATATTGATCACAAAATTTCTATATATGATGGATTTATAAATAATATAGATGCTGATATTATGGCATCAACAGATAATTTATGTGTTACTAAAAAATTTCATAATTTGAAAAAAAGAACAAAATCAAATATTGATTATAAAAAAGAATTAGAAAAAATATGAAAAATTATAAAAATTTTACAACAAAATTAAATGAATCTGCTCCAAGAATACCAAATTCAGAAGATTATTGGATAAAAAAAGGTAAAGTTGGTAAAGAAGTAATGATATATTTTCATGATGATTTAGATGGAATTTATTCTGCAACAGTTATGAAAAATTATCTTGAAGGTAAAGGATTTAAAATACATGGTTATGGAATCGTAAACTATCAAGAAGGTTGGAATACAACAACACTAGATCCAAAATATATTAATATTGCTCTTGATTATGCAGAAAATACTGATGGAATAGATGTATATATGGATCATCATGGTTCATTTGATTTAGAAGACGTTAAAAATAGAGAAAAAAATAGAGGATCTGTTAAAACAGAAACTACTTCTGCTTATGAAGGTATATGTGATCAATTAGGTATACCAATTGATGGTTCAATTCAAAATGTAATTGATATGGTAGATTCAGCGAAATATGATGATTATGAAATTGAACAAGAAGTGTTATTAGATTTTGATTTCAAAAAATTTAAATCAAAATTAGAATTTGCAGCAGCATTTAATCAAATGTTGAAACGTTCAGACCATAAAACATTTATTGAAGTAGTTGCTAATTCAACTGATATGGCACCATCTATTTATAATGTTTATAGACTATTTAGATTATTATATCCTTCGAACAATATGAATTTGTGGGCAGTTAAAAAAGCAGCAAAAAATGCTGGTTTTGGTACTGATATTGATGCATATATTAAACATTTAAAATTAAATGATAAAGAATTATTAAAATCATTTCAAAAAGATTTTATTGAAGATGCACAATGGAGATTAAAAACAATGCAAGAAAGAACAAGAGGGAAAGGTAGATTCTCAAAAGAAACTATTCGTTCACAAAGAGAATTCTGGAATAAATTTCATACACCAAGAGGTATGAAACCTGAAGGATATCAAATTCTTGGAAATATGGTTTTTGTTCCCAGTGGAACATGGGCTAATGCATTAAGAGCAAGAGCAATTGTTGAAAAAGACATGGAAAAAATTACAACTAAATTAGATGAAGAATATGGTAAATCTAATGGTTTAATTCCAACTATTGAATTTATTATTGATAAAAAAAGTCCATTATATTCAGATTTAGAAACAAGAATTGGTCAGAAATTAGAATTAATTGGTGATATTTCTTATGATGGTAATAAAACTAATATTAAGATAATTGAAGATCTTACAGATATTGAAACAAAAAAAGAAGGAATTAAAGGTATTATAGATAAAGATGGAGAAACATTATTATTTAGAGCAAAACAACCTATATTCTGGGTATTATTACAGTATGGTAATACATTCCAAGTTGCTTCTTATCATAAATTAGAAAATTATGATGAAAATTATTTACCAAAATTAAAAGATGGAACAACTGTTGGAAATCTTGGTAAATATTGTGAAGTTTTATTAAAGAATTTTGAAACATATTTTGGTTTAGATCCAAATGCTGTTGATGGTGTAACTACTGTTGCCGGTGGACATAAAGGAATTGGTTCAATATCAAATGTCTTTGGAAGAGCAACAAAAATTTATCCTGGAACAAGATTTTTAGATTTAATTAAGAATAAAATGATTCAAGATTTATCAGGAATACCTTGGCCAGATTTAAAAATGACTTGGGGAGATGAATCAGAAGAAAGAAAACCTTTTAAACCAACTGAAAGTGAAATGAATAAAAAATCAGTTTTAGCAAGTGATATAAGAAAAGCACAAGATATTCAAAAAGAAGATTAATATGATTTTAACTAAAGAAGTGAAAGTTCGAATAGTTGGTAGAAATATTAAATATTATCACAATTTAAATTATAAGTGTAAAATTGGAGATATTATTGAAATTGATGTAAAAGATTTAAAAAAAACATCAAAAATAAAGGTTTTAGTTAAATGTAATTATTGTGGTAATGAATTAAATATTCAATATAGAAATGCTAAAAAAATAGATTATTGTTGTAATTTTTGTAATGGTAAAATTGAAAAAACTAATTTGAAAAAATATGGTGTAAAGACGACATTATTAACGACAGAAGTTAAAGAAAAATCAAAAAAAACTAAATTAGAAAAATATAATAATGTTAATTTTAATAATAGAGAACAAGCTAAAAAAACATGTCAAAAAAAATATAATGTTGATAACGTTTTTCAATTGGAATCAGTTAAAGAAAAATCCAAACAAACATTATTAGAACATTTTGATGTTGAACATCAAATGTATTCAGAAGAAATAAAATCTAAATTAAAGAAAACTATTTTAGAACGTTATGGTGTTGAATATTATTCAAAAACACAATCATTTAAAAAAAAAATACATAAAACAAATTTGGATAAATATGGAAAAACACACATAACAAAGAATAAAGATTTTAGAAATAAATATAAAATAACTAATGATAAAAATTACGTTAAATATCTTAATAATGGTGTTTCTCTTTTTAAATGTTCAGAATGTAACAAATTTTACGAAATATCATCTGTCTTTTACAATAATAGAATTTTACATGATGTAGAAACATGTATTTATTGTAATCCAATCAATTCACATATTTCAGGGAAGGAGAAAAAACTATTAGAATATATAAAAACGATATATGATGGTGAAATAATTCAATCAGATAGAAAGATTTTAGAAGGAAAAGAGATAGATATTTATCTACCTGATTTAAAGTTGGGTTTTGAATTTAATGGGACATATTGGCATTCTATGAAACCAGAAGGATATCATTTTTCAAAAAGTAGAAAGGCATTAGAAAAAGGAGTACGTTTATATCATATATGGGAAGAATTATGGGATAAAGATGAGAAAAATATAAAAAAAGGAATATTTAATAAAATTTGTTCAATAAAAAAGAGTGTTCAATGACAATGAACACTCTTTTTTATTGAACAAAAATGTGATTACTCAATCATAATTGATTTTTTAACATTGATTTCTTTAGTTTTAGGTAATATTATTTTTAAGATACCATTTTCATGTTTAGCTTTAATATTTTCACTATCAATATTTTCTGGTAATTGATAATTTTTTTCAAATGAAAAAGAAGAAAATTCTTTTCTTATATAATTATCTTTTTCTTCATTATTATTAGTTTCAATTTTTGATGAAATTGTCAAAACATTATGTTCAATATTAATTTGAACATCATCTTTTTTGAAACCTGGTAAAGAAAAATCTAAATTATAAGTTTTTTCATCTTCTTTAACATTTACCTTAATATCATTTACATTTCTATTTGTAAAGAAATCATTAAAAAACGAATCAAAATGATTCAACGGATCAAAACTAATTAAACTATTCATAATACTATATTTTTTTATTTCAGATTTTACAAAAAACATACCATTAAAAATAAACTGACATAATGTCATTTTCTTACCATTCTAATATGTTAAATTTTCCTTCTATTTTAATTTTAAAATTTTCTTCATAACCAATAAATTTAACATATGATTTAATTTTATTTTTTACATCATTTAATAATTTATTCATATTTATGTCTGATTTATTATTTTCAATAAATTTACTTAATTCTAAAGATGTTATATTTAATAATCCCATTGGTGATTTTAATTCATTTGTAGTTATTTTAACAAATGAACCATTATCAACATTATATTTATTGAGATTTATCATTTCATTTTTATTTCTTGAAAGAATTAATTTTTTATTCTCAACTAAACAATGTCTACCATATTTTAATATTATTGAATCTTCAACATTCATTGTTTTAATATTTATTCCTTTTACTTTATTTTTTATTCCTGATTCAGCCATAATACAACCTCCTGCTGGAACTTCAACATCTTCAACTAATAATCCATATTTAGATAATAATTCATATTGTATTTTTCTTGATTTACCTTTAATATTAAGTAATTGTTCTCTATCAATTAAACCA